CAAAATAGCAGAGAAGATTAAACAAGATTTTAATGTAGTAAAAATTGATTATAAATTTCTAAACAGAGAAACAGGACTTAAACCGATTCGGTTAAAGAAGGGGGCAATAAATGAAAGTATCAGATAATACATCTATAAGTATGCCAATAAAAAATATGATTGGTATCATTTAAAAAACTTATATTAAAATGAGGAACAATGGCAGGGTATAAAAGTACAAGAGGTACTAAATCAGTTAACAATAAAAAATATTATAATGTTACAGACGCAGAAGGTAATGTAACTCCATATGAAGTTAAACCTACAATGTTTGTAAGTTCTAATGGTAAGAAGAAACTTTGTGGAACAGCTAACGATGAATTGATAGTTGATTCAGAAGGCACTCCTATACCATTTAGAAGCATTGGTTAATTTAATTATTATCTATTAAAACTATCAGGCTGTGATACATTCCCAGCAATCTCACGTCCACGATTATCAACTAGTTCATATTCTAGCATCATCTTGTCGCGGATGTTTGTAATGTGAGCTTGTTCGAATGCAGAGATGTGAATGAAAACGTCTTTGCCGCCATCATCTGGTGTAATGAAACCGTACCCCTTCTTAGCATCAAACCATTTTAGGGTTCCTGTGATTTTACTCATATTTTTTATAATTCCTCGTGACACGAGGAACTTTCCCTCGTCAGTAATAATTACTGATAATATTTATCAGTTTCTAGTAATTTTTAGATGATTTAATTAGACTGTAAATTAACTGCCGCTGGGCCTTTTGCGCCTTCTTGTATGTCAAACGTTAATGCTTGACCTTCAACTAAATTGTTCATACCTGCATCTCTTACTGCCGATGTGTGTACGAAAATATCTTTACTTCCATCTTCCGGTGTAATGAATCCGTAACCTTTTACGTCATTAAACCATTTTACTTTTCCGTTCATTGTACTCATATTGTTTCTTTGTTTCCTTTATTGTTTATTGTTACTATACAAACATAGTACAATTCAATACTGTACTATGCTTGTGTATAGTTATTATTTATTAGTCTATAGTGAATTCTTTCTTTCTTGAATTTCTGCTCTTCGACCCTTAGCTAATTTGCCAAGATTACCTAATGCCTTGCGGGCTCTTGCCGCTGAGGCTTTTACATTCTTTTCTTCGAATGATGCGTGTTCTTTTAAATACGCTTCGTATTGCTCTACGATTTCTTCATGCTTTGACATATATCCTTCTCCTTAGTTAAAAATTTATATCGATATGTACTATTATGTATGTTTAAATGCAGGTTCTATTATAAAATGTGGCTTTAAAGTAGTTAAAATGGCTAAGATATCTTTTTTGGTCTAAAAATTTTAAGTAGCATGGTATCATGTGGTGTACCTCTACCATAGTTATATGCACCTTTACCACCTTTCTTCCCTTTAGGGTTATAAGGACTTGGTGCCGTTCCTGCCCAATTATGGCTAACTGTTCCGCCTGCTGGATTATTTTCTACCAATGTAGTAAGAGCATTAGCATTTTGATTCCCTCCAACAAAGGACATAGATTGAGCATCTGAGTCATTGCTATAAACAAAATTTACGTGTGAAGATGCCCAATAGCACATGTCTCCGCACTTTGCTTCTTTAAAGTCTGTAATTTCTGTTGACTCATATTTTGCTTGTTTTGTTATTAAATGTTTTGCAGTAGCACTTTGTAAATATCGATAACCTGCCTTCTTTAAAACAAAATTAAGGAAGCCCATACACCAAGGAGTTTGATCAGTATACCAGACATTTGCATTTACATATCCAATCTCTTTCCATATTCCTAAAATCTTTTGATTTTGAAATTCGCCCTCCATGTCAGCAGTTCCATCAGGTTTTTGATAGCGATGCTTATTACTAACAGCACCAAAGTATGGAAGTTCTCTTAGACCAGTTTTATTTTTACTTGTTTTTGGAGAATCATATACTATACCTTTTTCTAACCATAAGCCTTTTTTAGCTTCTATCAGATATTGATCTAAAAGTCCATCAAATGGATGACATAAGTCTTCATGTGTTTGAGCTGGTGCATTTTCTTGAGCAATGGGCTCTACTTCAATTATATCATCAGCTGTCATTACAGGCGTTGGAACATGTTTTATTGTTTGTTGTTCCCGAATAGTAATTGGACTTGGTTGTATGTGTCTAACTTCTACTGGATCTGTTGGCATTATAGGCGGAAAATTTCCTATATTAAACGGTTCTCGCATTATTATTGCCTGTCGTGCTTCGATTTTTACTATTACAGGTGGCGGAAGAACTACTACAGGATCACTAGTTGGATCACCTGTGCATACGTCTGGAGATCCCCCGTCTGTATCTGGGCCACAATGTGGTGGAACAGGACAAAGAGAATCTGCATTTGCTGTATCTGGTGTATGATTTACTGTAAGAATGTTATCAGCATATACTTCATTTGAATGAGCTATCAAGGCACCGTCGCCATGTGAATTAGGATCGGCGTCAACTGATACTAGCAAATTATTAGCATAGACATCAGTATTGCCAGCTACAGTTGTTGTCGCCCCACAAACACGAGGATCTGTATCTCTGTGTATATCTGCCATACTAGTATTTATTTAAACGATAAGTGACGGCTTTTCTGGTACTACTAATGATGATGTTTGTTTACGGTATGCATCAGCAAAATCTTCTCTTGTAATTGTAATTAATGTAATTGCGTCGTGTCTAATAGTATAGGATTTACCAACTTCAGCAGTAAACAAGAATTGTTGTAATCCAATACCTTTTTCGGTAGCAACTATTGTTAAAGGTGTACTAACTTTAACCATGCTTTCGTTTTCTTCTTCTAACTTACCAACTAGTTCTTCACCAGACTTTAGTTTTATAGTAACTACATCATTTACTTTATAATTTGTTTCAATTAGCACATTTAACCCCTATTGTTAGTTATCACGCCACATGTCGTGATCTTGATAATATTGTTCGAGTTCTTTATACCCGCCTACATACTTACCGTGTAAAATAATTTGTGGTGCAGATTTTGGCCTAGGCATGCCATTTAAATCAAATTCTTCAAATAGTCGTTCAACAGTTATATCTTTACCAATTGTTATTTCGGTATAATCAATTCTAGAATTATTAAGTAAGTCTTTAGCTTTAGTACAGTAAGGACAGTTAGGCTTACTATATATTACACTCTGCAATTTCTTTTCTGACATGTTCTTCTTTCTCCGTATATTTTTTCCAAACATTATTTCCATTGTGCTGTTGGTGGCATAGACATTAATATAGATTCCGGATTACCATTACTGTTTAACCCAAATTTTGTACCCCGATCATACAACAAGTTAAATTCAACATATCTACCTCGTTTTAATAATTGAATTTCTTTTTCCTTTTTTGTCCACTTTAAATACATTTTTTTTCTCATAATTTTCTCAACTAAATCAGCAAAAGTAATACCTACATCCTTAATAAATAAAAAATCTTTTTCCCAATTGTCCATTTTATAGTCAAAAAAGATCCCACCTATACCACGAAGCTCTTTTCTGTGTGGTAGATAAAAATATTCATCACACCATTTTTTATACTTTGAATAATATTTTTTATTGTGAAGATTACACATTTTTTTTAATTTATTGTGAAAATATTTTTTTTCTTTAACATCTACAAGGCAGGGTGTTACGTCCATACCACCTCCAAACCATTTTTTTTTGATACAAATAAATCTAGTGTTGAAATGCATCGCTGGAACTTTAGGATTTTTTGGATGAAATACTACCGAGACACCTGAAGACCAAAAATAAGTATTGTTTTTTGTTCCCGGAATTGTTTTTGCAAATTCTTTAGGAAATTTGCCTATAACGTTTGAAAAAGCAACGCCGCCTTTTTCAACTACTTCACCCTTTATGGTTCTAAATTCTCCGTATTTCCATTTATTTCTTTTGAATTTTATATTAGAGCCATATTCCCTTTCTAACTGTTCAACATTATTACAAATAATGTTTTGTAATTTTATAAACCATTCTTTTGTTAATTTTTTTTTTGTTTCTATTTTCATTTTTCTACAAATTAGAATTAAAACCAGCACATCCACCACCTTTAACAGATAGTCTAACAAAGACTTTTCTGTTTTTTTGTGTTAATTCATTAAATCTTTTATGTGCGTTTGCTAATATTGTTATCATTTTTTCTTTTTTTTAAATACTTTAAATACAATGGTATGTACCATAAAATCATAAAAACAAGACCTGCTACAACAACCCAAAAGTGTTTATCATTGTTATACCAAATCAACATACCAATAATACTTCCTATATCTACAACAGTATGTATGGCAATCCACCAACCATAGGTTATCTTTTCAATAATTTTTTCTCGTAAGTTTCTTAAATAGGAGCAGTAATGCCTTGACATTGTAAAGCCATTACTCAAAGCAAATACTAATAAAAACAAATAAAAATTATCCATTAATACAACCACTCATCTAATTTTTCTCTACCCATTTCTTACATTTTCTATCAACAAAATCATATTGTTCACAATACCAATATCCTAATATCCAATCTAACATAGTCACCTCTCTTATTATTGTTTAACTACAATTTGAATCCCTTTAATTTATTTTGCGTTGCTTCATCTACGTCGTGTTTTATACCACCTATGATGTACGATTCTACTTCTGTCTCTTGGGGAGCTACTTGAAGTCCTGAACTACTTAACCAATGTTGTGTCCAGGGTAATGGGTTTGTATTCAGTGGGCGGTCATAAAGCGTTTTATAACCTAACGCTTTTAATCTTCTGTTAGCAATGTATTCAACGTAAGCATGTAATAAGTTTTCATTTAATCCAATAATTGATCCATCTTTAAATAGATAGTTAGTCCACGCTTTTTCTTCCTCAACACAGGCACGCCACATATCATAAACTTCGTCTTCACATTCTTTAACAATTTTTTTCATTTCAGGATCGTCATCACCCTTCATCCAATTTTTAAGAATATGGTTTGTTAGATTTAAATGTGTTGCTTCGTCTCTAGCAATTAAGGAAATAATCTTAGCTGAGCCTTCCATCATTTTTAATTCACCAAATGCAAACGTACATGCAAACGATACATAAAAACGTAGTCCTTCTAAGATATTAACATTCACCATTGCAAGAAATAGTTTCTTTTTAACTTCACGCATTGTACCTTTTTTATGATGCATAAGATTATCAACAGCAAGTGTAAACTCATCATAGTTTTTTGTAACACTTTCTGCTCTTTTAATAATTTCTTTATCGTCTAGGATTGTATCTAATACTTCCGACGGATTAGCATATACATTCTTCATAATATGTGTGTATGCTCTACTGTGAATAGATTCAAAAAAGTCCCAAGTAATAATGCACCCTTCTAATTCTGGTAAGGAAACATAAGGCAAGAAAGCTAGTGCTGGTCCTCTACCTTGTACACTATCTAATAAAGTTTGATACTTTAAGTTACTAGTAAAGATATGCTTTTGTTCTGGTCTAAAGTGTTGGAAGTCTGAACGATCTTTTTGTAGACTTACTTCTTCTGGCCGCCAAAAGTATCCAAGCATAGTTTGATTAAGTTTATCAAACTCAGGGAATTTAAATACATCGTACCGTTGTACATTTTGTGCTTCACCAAAGAACATTGGCTGTTTAGTGAAATCGACTTTTTCTTTATTGAATACAGTTTTAGAAGTCATTTTATAATCCAGTTAATTTATATTACGCAACTCTCACAGTCTTCTTCGGATTGTTTTGTAATGTCGAGTTGGGGTTGAAATGAATTAGGCGTGCTTTCGGAAGCGACTTCTATTGGAGTTTCAGTTGCATCAACCTTGAAGTCGTATGTGTTTTGATAATAAGATGTTTTCCAACCTAGCTTGTATGTCATTAGCATATCTTGAATCATAGTACTCATTGGTACTTCGTTGTTTTCAAAGTGTGTAGGATTGTAACTCCAGTTACCACTAATAGCTTGGTCGAAGAATTTTTGCATTACAGCAACAATATTAATATAGCCTTCGTTATCAGGCATATCCCATAGTAGGGTATAGTAATTTTTTAAAGTTTGATATTGTGGAACAATTTGCTTAAGAGGCCCTTTTTTTGATTTCTTAACAGACAAGTATCCTCTAGGCGGTTCGATTCCGTTTGTGGCATTTGACACAATGCTACTGCTCTCTGATGGCATTTGTGCAGACAACGTTGAGTGCCGTAGGCCGTGTTTTCTAATATCTTTGCGTAAAGTATCCCAATCATATTTTAATGTTATATTGCATACTGCGTCTAAATCTTTCTTATAATGATCAATGGGCAATAGTCCTTGTGAATATTTAGTACGATTGAAGTACTCACATTTTCCTTTTTCAACAGCAAGGTTGTTAGAAGCTACTAATAGATAGTATTGAAATGCTTCTGTTAGTTCGTGTACTTTTGTTAATGCTTTTTTGTCATTATACTTAACTTGATTCTTTGCTAGATAGTGTGCTAAACCAATATATCCAATACCTAAAGATCTACGTGCTTTTGTGCTTATTTTAGCCGCTTTTACAGGATACCGTTGGTAATCTATAATTTCATCTAATGATCTAACTGCTAGTTCACATAGGTTTTCTAATTCTTCTAGTTGATTAATTTTACCAACATTAATAGCAGAAAGAATACATAATGCAATCTCACCCTCTTCGTCGTCAATGTGTTGTAACGGTTTAGTTGGTAGTGTAATTTCTTGACATAAGTTACTCATATAAACAGTATCAGTAAAAGAACTATGCGTATTACAATGGTCAACATTCATTATATAAATGCGGCCAGTTTCTGCTCTTTCTTTGATTACAGATGAAAAAAGATCCATTGCAGGAATTTTCTTTTTTCTAAGTGAAGTTTTACGTTCATACTTTTCATAAAGTTCTTGGAATAAATCTTGGTCAGTAAAAAATGCTTCATATAAATCTGGCACATCATGTGGTGAGAATAGAGTAATATCTTCATTTTTTAATAATCGTTCGTACATCAATTTATTCATTTGAATTGAATAATCTAATTTACGGACACGATTATCTTCAGTACCCTTGTTATTTTTTAATACAAGAATATCTTCAATTTCTAAATGCCATAAAGGGAAGTGCGTTGTTGCACTACCACCACGTACTCCGTTTTGAGTACAGCATCTTACAGTTGCTTCGAACTTCTTAAGAAACGGAATCACACCTGTGTGAGCAACTTCACCACCTCTAATTTTAGAATTAATAGCTCTTACTCTACCCGCATTGATTCCGATGCCGGCCCTTTGGGCAGTATATCTACCAATCGACATATCACTAGCAAAAATACTATCAAGGGTATCGTCACTATCAACAAGAACACACGAAGCAAATTGCCTAACAGGGGTACGCACCCCGGCCATGACTGGCGTTGGGATATTGATTTTAAAAAGTGAGGTCGCATCATAATATCTCCTTACATAAGCTAAACGATTTCTTTCTGGATACTCAGCAAATAATGTTGCCGCTATCATCATATACATAAATTGTGGAGACTCAAAAATTTCTCCAGTGCTTCGATCTTGACAAAGGTATTTGTCTACAATTTGTCTTAGACCTGCATAGGTAAAATTTTCGTCTCTCTGATGTTTAATAAATTTGTCAAGAGTTTTAATCTCGTCAGAAGAATACTTTTCTAAAATAGCTTTATCATATACTCCACGTTTAATATTTTTATCAATCATTTCTTGTAAAGTAATTGGTTTGAAATGACCAAACGCTTCTTTGTATATTGGATAAAGTAATAATCTTGCCGCGGCAAATTGATAATTAGGAATATCTAAAGTAATTAAATCATTTGCTGACCTAATTAAAATTTCTTGTATTTCGTTTGTTGACATTCCATCATAAAATTGAATATTTGCATTCATTTCAATTTGTGATGCACTTACATTTGCTAGTCCTTCACATGCCTCTTCGACTACGAAGTGTATTTTATTTACATTAAGTGGTACTAATTTTCCATCTCGTTTTTGAATCTTTATTCCTACGCCGTTTGACATGTGCTTTAATTTTCCTTTGCTTTAGTTCTTGTTAATTTAGTAAATGATATTGTATTTATTGTAACCGTGGCATCTTGTAAATTCGTTGTGGTATAATTGTTGTGGGCAATTCATTTTTTTGAATAACTCCATCATAATTATAGCACAAAACTTTAGCCTCAATGTGCAAAGGGTATAATAATTCTTCATTTACCTTGTCTATACTGATATGTATCTCAAACTTGGAATCTTTAAACCTGTCGGTTAACTGTAGAGTGTAACAGGTTCCTAAGGTTAACATAAAATCACAATACTTATTATGATCTAATAACTCCCATGGAGTAGGCCAAATAGCTTGATTCCATGGATCTGTACTTAATTTACACCTCTTTTTGGTATTATAATAATCAATAACGTCTTCGAAGGGTTTAATACTCTTTTCTAGTTTAGAACGAAAATCGTTCCAACGCTTTAATTTAATCTCGAATAATTCGTCTAGCATTAACTATGACTTATACTTTACCTTAAATATTATGTTACCTGTATCAGCTGTAGTAGAGTTTAACATCTCTACTATGGTTGTGTCAACTATTGTGTCGCCATTTTCATCAGTAAGACTTGCTCTAAATTCTATGTTATTTTCAAAAGTTGAACCACCCAAGTAACTATGATCATCTGTTAGTGTTGCTGTTCCAGTTGAACGGTTAATTAAAATTTCCAAAGTGCCTTGTCTTACAGCATTTACGGCTGAAGATCTATATATGTAATCAATATAGATTGTTCGATCAGCTTCGGCTGGTGCTCTTAATACTCTAGTGTATGAGTTATATTGAACAACTGGAATATTATATGAGTATTCCATATCGTAAATAGCAGGCCCTTCAACTTCTGGTACATAAGGAAATCCAGAAATTAATGATTGGTCATATGTTAAACGTCTAGTTCTGTCAAAGTAATCATTTGTTGAAATATTAGTATATGCTGTACCAAAGGAATATTTAATAATTGAATGTGAAGCATTTCCTTCTGTACCGCCATTATTTCCTACACCAATAAAAGTGTTATGTGTGCTTCTATTATTATTACCTATATGAATCCAAATACCTTGTTTATCAATGTCTTGGAATTTACAATTACTAATATTGTTATTAATTGGACCTGTTAGCATACCTGCGGCATTAATAACAGTACCGTCACCAAACACAATACCATATCCTAATGTTTCAAAAACACATTTGTCCCATAAGTTATTTTCAATATCATATTTAGATTCAATACCTCTAGCAAAGCCTTTGATAGAGATATTTTTAAAAGTATTTCTAATTGAATTAACAGAAGTACTTAATGCTCCCATGTAAATACCAACTTGGTTAACAAGATGTCCTGTTCCACTAGTCCAAGGACCATTAATAATAATATCTTCAAACGTACTTTCTCTACAACTTTGTATTTTTAAGCCAACATTATTACTTGTAGTCTTTATAGTCATGCCCTTAATTGTAACGTGTCTTGCTTGGTTTAATGTTGTACTTGTAGCATCTAATGCCGGTGATCCCGGAGTACTGCCACTATTTACAGTTTCGAATATAGGTTGATCTACTGTTTGTGTAATAATAACTTTATCGCTACCAGCACCTACTATAGTTGCATGTGGAGGTACTTTTAGCGAAGCTGAAATTGTATAATCACCTGCTGGAATTGTTAACGCAACTCTACTTGCTGTACTACCTTTAGTAGCAGTATTAATATATAATTGATCAATTGCCTGTTGTAATTTTACTGTTTGATCTGTTGCGTCACCTAACGCACCAAAACTCTTAACACTAACAGCTTCATCTAATCTGTCTTGTAATGTTCTAGTAACAGGAAGTGTTGGTGTTTCTCCTGTCTGCATAGTTGCAGTTGGTTTTTGATACTGATACTGATCAGCAAATGTAAAAAGATTGTCATGTTGTGTTAATATTTTACTATTACCAACTGACGGAGATCCTTCAGATACTGAGCCATTACCTATGTAAAGTTCACGAGTATCTACGGCCCAACCTAGTTCTCCACCTGCTAATTGCGGAATCCCAGAGCCTACGTTCTTTTGACCTCTTCTAATTTGTATACGACTGATCTGGACTATTGCCACGTTTCAACTCCTTGTTTTATATATTTATGCGAAACGGTCATAGTACTGGTACACCCTATCCCACCATTTATTCTCCCATGACTTAAAGGTGTCAGGAAAAATGTCAAATTGCTGGTATGTAAGGTCTCTACAGCATACAAAAACGTGGCCTTCGCTAATATTAGTACCGTAAATTTCATTATGTGCTAGAGCATAGGCTACTAACTGCATTTTATAGTCATCAACCCATTCTTCTTTTTTAGGCCCATTTGATTGCTTGAAGTCCATGATGCATTCTTGACCTTTAAAGACGCCTACAAGGTCTGTAGTTCCTGCATATATCTTAGGGTGGTATAACTGTACTTCACTACCCCATATTTCGTCTACGTTTGAAAGAGCTTGTTCTTTAATCACGCTAGCCATCTTATTTGCTTGTAGGCTATACGGATTAGAGCCGGCCTTAGGCCATTCATCTGTTTCAACATAGTCCTCTAAAAACTTATGCATACGAGTACCTACACTAGCGGCTTCAGTAACAATTTCTTGAGCTTTAACTTCTCCTACCCGTTTACGCCAAGCAATAAGTTGGGTTTTATCTTTAGTCTTATCTAAAATTGTTGTAACACTTGCTACAGAATTACCATCTGGACAATCATATAATCGTTTACCGTCTACAGATTTTTTATCAATAGTAGTATAGTTAAATTTGTTTGATATCAAATGTTTTCTCCGTTGGTTTTAAATAATCAAAGGCAAAGTTAATTACAAAACATCTTCGTGGTTGATTGCCTGGGTACGTGCCATGGTATACTCTACCATCCATAATAACAGTTTTGCCTGGATAAGAATGAAAGTGCGATACAACTTGTGTTCCGTCAGGATGTGACATTAGTGTAAACAGAGCTCCATCAGTTGGTTGTATTTTATCTCGTGGATTATCAAAGTACATTATCATATTAAGTAATTGAGGTTTCTGTGTATGATTATGTATTGATTGGTATCCACCATGTCCATATTCAATAGCCCAAGATTGGTCTACTCTAAGATTAGTAATAGGCATATATTTTTTAATTTTTTCTTCTAGCCATTTAATTAATGTGCTTGATATTTCTTTTGCATCAATAGTAAATTGTGTACGATCTGGATAAGGTGACCGTTGTGTAAACCGAGTTGTAAAAACATCTTTGTAGCTTTCCCATAATGGATATTCTGTTTCAATAATAAATTGATTGTTAGCACTATAAAAGTTATCGGTCATATTTTTTCATCCGGAGCCAAATATTCAAAATCAAAGTCAA